GTTCACAACTGCATAGAACTCGTCAGTACAGTCACTGTAATTCATTTTGTTGAATTCTTTAAAAGTGATGTACTTTATTCCCGGGCACGAAATACCGAGACCACCAAGGGTACGAGGTAAAAAATAGTTGATAGCGTAACCATCATCGGATACTGCGCATTGCGCCAGTTTGTCCTGTTGGTAATAACAAAAACGCTTCAACGAGTCCAAAGGATTCTTCGAGCCTTCCAAAATTTCTGGGAATAAATATTGGACTGGTTTGTCCTCGATGTCTGAGACACGAGCGACTTTTGATTGACCGAGCAACATTCCTACATTATAAAAAGGGACTGTTGTAATCTCCTGTCGATTACTGTTAAAATGGAATAAAATCGTATTAACAGTGCAGTAATCTTTATGGAAAAAGTTTTTCCCAGGAGAAGGTGTTAGGCCCGCATGGGGGAGGATTGTCAACCACTTATCGTACTTTTCTTTACTAGTACGAAACAAGATGTCATCACCGTTGACTAAAACGTTTAAGTCTGAAAATTTTTCCTTTTCTGGGCAAACTGCATGCCAGTAGGTGCATAAATTTATAATGCATAAGACAAAAAACGATAGAACTGAGCCCATTAATTGGCCGTTCTTTTGGACCACAGGCTCAAGACCTACGGTACCACCTCCATCACCATGTGTTGGTTGGGGGTAGTGAATTACATGTTCGTATAACACTTCCCGAACAGTGTCTACATATTCCTTTGACACATCACTACTCATTGCAAGACGTACGAGAATTTTTTCAAAAACAATTTTCGTAAGCTGGATCTTGACATTGTCAGTCGCAGCTGAGAAATCACCACTAGCGAACGAACCTTCGGTTTCCCGATTCGTTAGCCACGCAATATGTTTTTGCGTACAAGGTTCGCCGATTAAAGCGAACTGTGGTGTTCTCCGTAAATACTCATGGACATCCAATTGCAAACCCTTAGCAATAGCATACTTAACCGCTTCACTTTTTGTGATATTACGAATTTTAAGCGGTTCAGGTATGGGATAGACCATAGCCTTGCACATACCACGTAGATTCGGAAGGTCATGAAGACCCTCCCGATCAATGATGTAACCGCGTTGTTCAGTGACCCCTGAAGTGGGGTGAAAACGCATCGTTATAAGTTCATCATTAGAGGTGTCGCCATTTGCGACATGCAATTCCTGGAGATGCTGTTTGGCACCCCCCCTCTTACTGGTATTTTCC